CCGAATGATTGGTAATCGTTCATTCCTTTTAATGTAACTTGCGGTAGTATTATTTGGCTTTCTATATTTTCTCCGCTTTCAATGTGAAAAACAAGCGTTACTAAATAGCTTAATCCGTCTTTTGATTGCAACAACTGCGTAAAGCCTAATCCGTGTTTGGCTAATAGCGGGTTAATCTTTTCAAAGATAGCGGGTAAATCTGCGTAACTATACCCGAAGCCTTGTGTACCCTTGTGAATTACGGGTACTTCTTGTTGGAAGTCTGCCAAAGATTTAAATAAATGTTTCATAGCGTATAAAAATTAATGTGCGTTACCAAGTCGCACCCCTTGTTTTGTTATTTACTTTGTAAAATTTCTATTTGTTTTTTGTAGCTTTCAATTACTTTTTTACAATTATTAACATATCCTTGTTGAAACGTATAAGCGGTTAATATTTGATTTTCCAATCTTTTAATGTTTTCTTGTAATAATTCAATTTGTTTTTTCATAGCGTTTTCGTTTTTAATTATACACAAATGTAATACTTATTTTTTAATCTGCAATATTCCGATATAATTAATTTGTTAAAAAATGTTAAATTTTATTTATGAATTCTTGAATAGGCAACAAGATTCCTTTACTCGTATTGGAATCCCCGCCGTTTACGTCTCGTTTTGTTCCTATATATTTTCTGCAAAGTTTTTTTAATTCGTCTTTTTTTATCATTACAAAATGCGATTCACTAAGCCAATAACACCACCATTCCGCTTCGCTTGTGGCTATTCCCGAACGTTTACCCCTACTTTCGTATTCTACGAATATATTTCCCGTTTCCAAGCATTTAAAATCGCGTTTAACTTCTATTTTTTGTTGGAGTAATTCGCTTAATTGGTTTTCGTATGTTTGACCTACCATTAAATCAAACTTAAAATCGTTATTGAAATTCATTTATTTTTGATTTATAGCGTTTAATTATTTCGTTTAGTTCCTCCCGTGTCCATTTCTTTGTTTCGTAGGCGCGGGCGTGTAATTCTATTAACCTATCCGCTCCGATTCTTTTTTGTATTCCTATTTGATAGTGTAATAGGTTTCCGTGTTTGTGTTGGTTGCAGGTAACGCATTGCCCGTGTACGTTTTCTTCGTCAAAAGTTACCGCCTTATGTCCACCCATACTGAAATAGTGTCCCGCGTCAAATTTCGCTCCTAACGGCTTTTCACAACTTACGCAAGGTTTGTCTTTGTCTCGTAATCGAATATACTTATTAAAGGTTATTTGAGCCAATTTAAGCAGTTCGGGTAAGGTTTGTAATTCGTCTTTTAACACCTTCTTTTTTTTCTTCCATTGCTTTTCCTTTTCCGATTCTATCCATACCTTTACGCAATCCGATTCTAAGCAGTATTTTTGATTAAATCGAACGGGAGTAAACGCGGCTTTGCAGTTTTTACATTTCATAACTCAAAGGTTAAAGTTTTCAGTTTATTTTATAACTCCTCGGTTAACGATTTTATTTCGTTTTTCAGTTCTTTGTTTTCGGCTTTAAGTTCTAAGCATAACCTTTCCAACCTAAATGCTGAAGAATTTGCAAACCTTAGTTCTTTTTCTAACCCGTCAATTATTCTTCTTATTTCGTTAAGGTCTAACAACGTTGCTTCCATTGATTCGATTAAATCGGTTCGGTGTCCGTTTTTCTCTTTGATTTCGTCCAAACTGCTTTGTACTTTTGTTGCGGTGTACGTGGTTAAAACCTTCGCTTTTAAAATTATTAAATCGTCCATTTTAAAAAGGTAAATTAGATTTATTTGGATTTCGCATATCTCTTAATGGATTAACACCGTATAGTTCAAAGCCTAAACCACTATTCCAATCGCATAAAAGTTGTTCGCCGATTCCCGTTATTTTTCCTCCCGTTTCCGTATCCTTTACTTTTTCAATACTAATCATTGTTTTATACTTCATTTGTTCGTGTTTTATTAGTCGGTGAATTACTAACATATCGTCGCATCGATTTAGAAAAGCCTTACCCCCTTCGATATGGTCTTTTAATGGGGGTTTAAGATGTCCTTTCCATTCGCCTTCCGTGTAAAGGTTTCCGCTTCGCCCGCTTTCCGTGTTTGGGTGCGTGTTAATGTAAAGCGTTATGCCCGTTTTATTGACAAATTCCCGTGCCTTATTCATAAAAGTATAGTTGCCTTCGTAACTCATTTCTCGGTCTAACCCCGTAAAAGGGTCGATTAACGCTATATCGCATTCGCTTTGCTTAAAAACTTCCAAAAGTTCCAACGGCTTGTAAAGTTTAGAATTATCGACAAAGATAAAAAATTGCTCTAGGTAGGTAAGGTAGCTTTGTATTTGGTTATTAGTTAAGTTCTTAAATGGTTCGCCTGCGTAAAGTTGGATTAAATCCCTTAGAACTTGTCCCTTTTGATTTTCCCCCGACCAAAGGCAGAATTTTAATCCGTGTTTTAATGCGAGGCAGAGGAAGTACCAATTTATCCAATACGTTTTACCTACGTTATCGTGTCCCAAAATAATGTTTACTTGCTTGCGTTTGAATCTTAAAAAATCGTCAAGTACGCAATCAATACCTAAGCCTGCTTTTATCTTACCTGCTTTTAAGTCTAGCAGGTATTGTATCGTGTCGCCCTGTTTAGTCAGCATTCGAATAGTCTTTAGTGTCCTTAAAATTTAACATCTTTTGCACGTAATTGTAGGTTAACTGCTCTTCGCTTAGTTCTTCTTTTTTAGGTAGCTTATCCCAAAACAAACCCTGCCAACCGTTTTCTATTGAATTATCAATAACAAACTTACATTGTTCTTCCGTAAAGTTTTCCATTTTAGCCAAAATAGTTTCCTGCGTAGCCTCCTTAATTGGCTTCTTAATTTGTTTTCGGTATTCTATCCACCTATCCAAAATAAGTTCTTTTTCATTCTTTATATTTCTTATACATTCTTGTTTGTGTTCGTTTGGTTTACTATTTGGTTTATCATTTGCTTTTCTATTTGCTTTATCGTCTGTTTGATATTCTTTATAGTTAACTATTGATATTAAGGTAGTTACGTTGGTTTTTTGCCTTACTATTTGTTCGTCTTTTTCTAGCATTTGTAAGAACCTTTCCACCTTACCCCTCGACCACTTCCAACGCTTAGATAAAGTATCTAAATCGTAACCAATTTGCCCCGTTTTTATGTCAACACGAATACCCCTCTTAAAGAAAAAATTATCCGTGTGGTTTGCTATTAAAAGCATATCCACCCAAGCCATACTACGAGTAAATGGTTCGGAAAAGTACAACGGGTTATCCGTTATTTTCCTGTGTAATTTAATCCATCCGCTCATAAGGCAAAATAGTTTTAATTTCTTGTCCGTGTAAAACTTCCAAAGTAATTTCTTGTAGTCCGTTTGAATAAGTACATTGTAAATAATACCGATTGCTTTCGGGTAAAAAACGTTTTTTAACGCTCACTAAATAATAATCATTAAACATAACTTAAAAATTTAATCAATAAAAAAACCCTATTAAATCCGTAGCCTTCGACCTCTACTTCATTAACAGGGTTAATAACATCTTTTGGCTTTATAGTGTCGAAGGAAGCCGAGTACAAATATAACTATTCTTCCGTTAACTTGTACTCATTTCTTAAAATTCTTCGTTGAATTTTTTCTAAACGTCTTACCGTGGTGCATTCAAGAATTTCGGAAACTAAGTCTTCAATATTTCTAACTACGGGGTTGCTTTCTAATTCCTCTCGTATTTCTGCAACGTCTGCTAAATAATATTTGTCTTCGATTTCTTCGTAATATTTTGCGTTTCTAACGTTGTGTAATACGGTAGCGTGGTTCATTTTAAACATCCTTGCGATTCTTGTAACGCTTAATCCGTGTTTGCTTAGTCGGCTCATTAAAAACGCTCTTTGATGCACTAAATATTGATTTCTGCAACGTCTACGTAGATTGTATTTTATTATTAAATGTTCGGCTTGTTCTATCATAAATTTTCTATTTCTTTTTTAACGTTTTCCCAATACTCGATTAAATCATAAATTGTTTTACTTGGGGTTAGGTTTTTAATATGTTCTAAATTGTTTAGCATTTCGTTCGTAAAATTTACGCAAATTGAAACCTTGTTAAACTTGACGATTAAATAAATGGCTTTGTCTTTTGCAGTCATAATTCCCGTATTTTAATTATTAGTTTTTCCCAAATATCCAAGCGCCTAACCGCATCCATTTTGTCGTAAGCCGTTATCGTTATCCGTGTTTTCGTTGGTTTGCTCGTTGCGAACTTCCTCTGCCAATATAGTATTTCGTATAATTTCATTTTTTGCCTCGATTACTTTACAATAATGTTTCCAATTAAAATGCCCACCTTTTACAAATGCCCCGCCTCCGTGACACCACCAATAAACCTGCGCGCCTAATTCCATCTGTTGCTTTTCCATTCGTCTATTTTTTCGTTTTCTAAATCGTCCAATCTTTCTTGTAACATCTTTTCCCAAAGCATTAAATTATTTGCTTCGTTTGCGATTGCATCCGCTAAATTTAACTCTTCGTCGAACGTAAGTTTACAAGGTAATTCGCATTCGTTAGCATCAAACCAAGCGGTTATGTTTTCGGTTTCAACTTCAAACCCTCCGTCGAAGTCGGGAGAGAGCGTAAATAAACACGAACCCCAAATATCCGTTCCGTTTCTTTCAAAGTAAAAATTACAACAATCGTTTTCTAATTCTATTTGCCAACTCATATTAAAAAAATTAAAAGGTAATACAATAAAAATGGCATCGCAACCAATAATAAAGTCGAAAGTAAAAAATCTTTAATCATTGTTCAAATTTAAGCGGGTTAATAATTCTTCGATAACTAACCAACGTTCGATTGCTCTTTGGGTGTCGGTGTCTAAATGTCCGAATGCGTCGATATTTTCCTGCATCGTTTCGCGTAGTTCTTGCTCGTAGGCTTTAATAATTGTTTCCATAGCGTTTTTTTAATTGTTTAGTGAATAACTATACGCAAATATAAATAGTAAGTTTCAATCTACCAAACATTTTTAACATTTTTTTTCGATTTTTAACAAAATAATTTCTAACTCGTTGATTTTCAAGCGTTTTTAAGACATAAAAAAAGGGGTATTTCTACCCCCCCTTAACGCTATGTTGCTAAATTACAACGGAAATTTGAAACTATCTATGTTCTTTATCAACGAATTTTCAACCTCTTTGCATTCAATTTTTAAGATTCGCCCTCCTAACGGCTTAACGGGTGCGCCTCGTTCGACGTGCCAACCGTGCGAACCATCGCCGTATTCCTCTTTGTACGTTCCCGTTAACATCGAATGAATGTACTTTTGTTTAACAGAATAACCCAATTTAGCGTTATGGTTAAGGCATTCCCTTACGTCATTACGTGCGCTATTTTCGTGAATGTGTCCCATTGTAAACACGTCGAAATCTTCGTACATTTCTAAAGCGCGGGTAAGGTTTAACGCTCCTTTAGTAACTACGCCGCCACCGCCGCTCCCGTGGAAATACTTAATTTTAGTACTAAGCGAAACCGTTGAATGAAACATTTGTCGAATAATTATCCAACCTCCGTACCCTCCCGTATAAACTGAAGTTCCGTTTTTATAGTTAAGTAGGTCAACGAATCTTTGCAGTAAGTCGGTTTCTTGGAATTTAATTACTCCCGTTTCGTGGTTGCCGTAACCGATAACTTTAATGATTTCCGCGTAAGGGGAAAACCATTCAACCGCAGTTTCTACAATACTATCTAAATAACGCGCGTTATTATGTTCGGTTCTAATGTCCGATTTATTGCGTCGATTATCGCCTCTACCTTGCATTAAACAAAAGAAATCCCCGTTAATTATTACGGGAATATTATTCGACTTGCAAAATTCTAAATGTCTTTTAAGTAAGTCGCGTTCGCATTTAGGATTGTCCCAATGAATATCCGATAGCATTGCAACGTGTGCCGTTTTACCGTCTATCCTTAATTCGTGGATATTTCGTCCGTGTTTTATTACCTCCATAATTTCATAAATAGTTTAATCCTACCGATAAAAGTAGGCGATAAAATGTAACGAACCAAAAACCCAACACAAAACGCCACAATAACCCACCACCAACGGAACTTATATTTAACCACTTGTTGCGCTTTAGCGGTCTTCCATTGTGTTTTACCTTGAATTCTTAACGTCTTAATGCGTTCTTTATATTCGATTCGGGTTTGCCAACGTGTTTTAGGTACGTAAACGTTCTTGAATTGTACAATAGTATCCTTTGTGGTTATGAATTTTTCCCAAAATATAGAATCGTGTTTTATTACGGGGAACGAATCCAATGTAGTTATGCGTATTGTATCGGTGTCTTGTACCACCTTTAGCCCGTGTTTAAGCGCTTTTTTATAGTGGTATTGAGCCAATCGTTCACTTGAACAAGAAAATAGCGTTAAAACGCTTAAAATCGCTATTATTCGAATCATAAATTTTTGAGCATTTGAATCATTCGAGGGCAAGGATAAATATCGGATTTGTCTTTACGAACTGAATTATGCGTAAAGATTCCCGCAGTTCCTTTAAATGCTTCTTTGTCTATTTGGAAAATTTCGCTTCGGTAAGCCTTTGGAATTTTATACGTGTCGCAAAGGTAAACGAGTAATTGTCGGGTGCTTTCTATTTGGGCATCCGTGTATTTTTCCCAATGTAAAAAACCCTTGTAAGGTTGTTCTAACGTAGTAACGTTTTTGGGGTCAACTACTCCGTTAACGTAGTTGTAAAATTTCCCGTTGCGGAATTTTAACGAACCAAAGTTACAAACTTCAATGCCTACCGAACTTTTATTTAAGTTTTGGTAAGGCGCTCCGTTCTTTGCGAAATCCTCCGCATCTATTCCTAAATGCCACGCCCAATGTTTAGACGAAAAACATTGTACTATTTCTCCGTTGTTGGCGATAATAAAAGCCGTTGCTATCCGTGTTTCGTTAGAATTCCAAAATTGACTAACCGACCTTGCGTTTCCCCCGCCTGCGGTATGGTGCAAATAGATTTGTTTTTTGGTTGCTTCTTCTTGGAAGTATTGCGATTTATCCAACGGAACTTGGATAATTTTACTAGTGTCTAATTTCGTCGCTATCATTTTTTAATTCTTTTGCTCGACTTAATAATCTTTTTAAACTTGCCCAAAGGTCAATACCTCTAACCGCTTTGTAATTTTCATTGATACTTACAACTTCTATCGAAATTAAAACCAACGAAAGTACCTTGGTTAATAACAATTCAGTTGTAAAGATAGTTTTTAAAATGTCATTTAAAATAAACCAATCAATAAGAAAAAAAAGAATTATTGTTAATTGATAAAGAAACATTTTAGATATTACCGCGCTTAACCTTCTAGAGCGTATAGTAACTCCGTTTTTACGGCTTTTCCAAATACCCGTTATCGTATCTAAAAAGATAGCGAATCCTACCGCCAATACCATTCCCGTAATAGGCATAAAAAAGGCTAAAACGATTCCCAAAAGGGAAAGCCATTTAGTTTGAATCGTCGTTAGTAAAATCGTCGCGGTTGCTTTCATAAGATTGTAATAATTGAAAAGTAAGTAGGCAAATGTATGCGGCTGCCAAAATACGTACGTAGCTTTGTTCCCCTTCTAATAAAGCAACAAAACAACCCGCATAAGCCAAAACAAAATACATTCCCGCTACCCCTTTATAATTCATTTGTATAGGTAATCAATAAATAATTGAATCGTGCTAAATTCTTGTTCGTCAATGGTTACGGAAGTATCTAGTAAAATAGTTCCTCTATCGGTAGGAAAATGCGCCTGCGTAGTATCTAATACTTCGGCTTCACCTTCTAGTAAATACTCGGTTTCGTGCATTACAAACCCGCTTTGAATTTTGGTTATGTTAATCATATTTTTGAACTATTACGCGTTTAAAGTTTCCGTTGTCGGGTGTTGTTGTTCCGTTGCTTATTGCAAAAATTAAATAATTGTCAATCAATGGATTGAAAGCCGTTAAAGTTATACCGCTCAAAGTATAATCATTTGACGCACTTGTACCCGCCAAAAACGAATTTAAGTTCGTGCCATCGAAGAAAATATTCCTTTCAAACCTTTGAAAATAAACGCTTGTAGACATTGAACCACCCGCGCCAAGTAAAGTTGCGCCCGTTAATCCATTAATAGTGTTAATGTAATAACGTGGTGTAGTAACGCCCGACCCCGCCGTTTTATTTATGAATGCTTTTATGTAGAGAGTATTATTCGCTACTAACGTTCCCGCAGGAATCAAAACGGAAGCGCTTATTTGTATGCTTGTTCCTGTAACTGCCGTTCCGTTAGCCGTTCCAATCGTGCTAGGGTTTGTTTCAGTAATAGGGATAGCGCCTATTATTTCCGCTCCCGTTACGTATTTACTCGCGTAACCATCCGCAGTAACTTCGGAAATTTCTAATAAATCGGTAGAAGCTAAGTTAGCGCCCTTTGCCGTTAATTGGCTTATTTTTTTCTCCATTCGTTAGTTTTTTAACAAGTTTTTGTAACTTAATTATATTGCTTTTCTTTGGCTCGTATTGCTTTTTCATATAACCCATCCTGTATAATTAGAATCCGTGTTTGGATAAATATCCGAGTTCGTGTTAGTGTAGTATTCGGGGAAAGTGTTACCCGAAAAAATCATGAATTGAACAAAACGCTCGGTGTAATTTTGCGCTAAATATCTTTGCTTGTCTATAAGAAAATCAACCTCGTTTTTATCTACGTTTGAAGCGTTCTCGCTTGAATGCTTAAAGATTCCCTTGTTCGCCATTGTATAAGCCATAAACGGAAGGTACTCAACCATCGCCCAATGAATTAACATAGGCTTTAAATAGGTTTCGACAAGGTCTAAATAAGGATTCGCCAACGTTCCCGCTACTATATCCGCTTTGATTTTCTCAAGTAATTGCGTTCCCGTATACTGCTGAATATGGATGTCCTGAGCAACTTTAATCCATTGAATAAAGGTATCGGTATCTATGTTGCCGTTTAGTGCGGTAAATCGCACCAAATCGTCTCTTGTAATTAGTAATGCTTCTGCCATTTCTATTTAGGTAAAAAACCTCGGTTCGGCATATCTATTGGACGTGTCGAAACCAATGCGTTATTTTTAATTTTGTATCCGAATTTTTCCGCTTTTTTAACTGCTATTCTTTTTGCGTTTGGGCTATTAACGTCTATTCCAAACTTACTATCGAACTGCGCGTAAACTTGTTTATTCCATCGGTGGTGGCAATTCGGGCCGCCTTTATACAACCAAATGTCGTACATTAATTCTCCTTTTTTTCCGAAGCCTATTTGTTCGCCTTCTGCATTAACGTAGAATCCATTTACTACGCTTTTGCTCATGCGTTCAATGTCTTCTTTTCGGTAAATCTTTTTAGCGCTTTTCATTAGTTTACAAAAAGGGCGTGTTTTACCGCTTTTACCGCCGTCTTCGCCTTCGTAAACATAACGAGTAATAAACTTTACTCCTTCTATTACTTCATCTTGTTCCGATTTAGCGTTGGGGAATGCTATTCCTGTATTTACTAATTCTACTAACTTAGAAAATAAACTTTTTTCACCCCTTAACAAAGCGTTTTCTTTTTCGTCCGTGTCATAATCAACAGGCGCTTCGTCTATTAGTAACCAATCTTCCTGCGGTTCTTCGCCAAATTCCTGTAACGCTAACGCTATTTGTTCTTCCGTGCTTTGTGCTTTAAGTTCGGTTGCATCCGCTCCCGTTTCCTCGGTTACTTGTTCTTCCGTAGTTGCGTTTTCAAGGTCGGTAAATTCTAAAGGTTTTAGCGTTCTAAAGAATAATTTTAAGGCTATTCCGTTAAACGCTAATATCCTATCGAAAGCCTCAATTATTTCGTCTTGGAAAGGCTTAATAACCATATTGTTAAATAAGATAAACGAGTTTTGTAATTCGTCTGCGTTGGAACTAAACCCGTTAGAAGAAGCAATACCGAAAAGTAACGGACTTGTAACGTTGTGTCCTAACATTATTTTGCGTAAACATTCCTCGCTTAGGTACGTGTAATGGTCGGGCGCGTCGTTTAATGGAATATCGTCCACCGTTGTTTTAGATTCTTGGTTTTGATTAAACGCTACGATAACTTTTTGACCTTTCGAGCCTGTAAGTTTAGATAAAACCTTTTGGCTAATTAAATCCTGTTGTTCTTCGCTTGGAATTCCGTTGTTAAAGTTTACTACCTTCGTGCCTGAAAACCCGTTTTGAACTTCGTTAATTAGATAGTCGCTTACTTCTTCTTCAAGAACTGCGTAAGGTATTGCGCCTTGGTAATCAGGGTAGGCATAGTATTTCATTCCGACGCCGTAAGGCTTAACAAACATTATTTCTACCTTATCTTTAGAATGTCCAAACGCGGGAATTCGCGTAGGAGGGAACTTGCGTACATCTTCCCAATTATCGGAATAGTAATAACCCGTTATTTCGCCTTTTTCGTTGCATTTTTCCGCACGTAATAAGTTAACGGGAATGTGGTAAACCTTTAATACTTTATCGTGCTTTTCGTTGTAGTGAACTTGCATTGCAAACTGCCCGAATAACTTTCTATCGAATACCATTTTACGCAAGCATTCCGCGCTAAACAAAGTCATTAACTGAGCGTATTCGTTAGGCTTACGCGAAGCATCTAACGCGCTTAAACCTTTGCCGTAAATTAAACGGCTTACGTTGTTTATAATCGCGCTATTTGTGGTGGATTTCGTGTACCTATCAATTAGGTAATTAAAGTAATTGTTATCTTCCCCAAATTCTACCCATGCATCGCGTTTCGATTCTTGGATAGTCGGTTGTTGGTATTCTGCTAATTGTAAAACGTGAACGTTATTCATACATTATAAAGTCGTTAGTTGTTTGGTTTGAAATGTACTCCCCGTCGTTAACCGAAAACGTGTCTATCGGTTGGTTAGTACAAAACATTCGTTCTTTTAATAGTAGGTTTCCTCCCCCGTCTTTAATTACCGCCCAATAAAAATGGTTCTCCAAAGTTGGCAAAACACCACTAAAGGAATGGACGTAATCGCCTGTAGTAAATAACCCCGAAACGGGTACGGTATCATTCGTGTTTTCGTCCGTTAGTTCGAGCGTTACACCGCTTCCGAACCTAAGAATAAAGTTAAACGTTTGAGTTACGTTAGTTTGTTGAACTACTATCATATTATAATAACTCGTTAACGTGTTTTTTGTGCAATAAAAAAGGGGGCTATTAACCCCCCTCTTTACCTTTTTAGAACATCTTATGAATTAACTACCGTAGGGTTGTTAAGCAAAGTTACTAATTGCGCTTCGGTTGCAGCATCTAAGAAATTTGCAGGGGTTGCTTCTTGACCTGTGAAAGTCAAAGAATATCCGTTCATGTCACCAAGCGCAGTCCCATTTGAAATAGTACCCGCGGTTACATCCATTCCTCGCAAAAGTCCTGCAATAAAGTATTGCCCGTTGTTGTTTTCAACGATAATGTTAGGACGTCCGTAAGAAAGCAATTTAATTTGTTTGTGCGTAATCGCGTCTTGCTTTTTAAGCATAACGGTTAATACTTGCTCGAAGAAAGTAGTTCCGTTTTCGCGTGAACTTGTAATTGTTTGCTCGAAGGAGTTAGTTCCCTTAAGTTCAAACTTGTAAATATAAGCGGTTGTTGCAGGTGCAATAGGTGTTAAAGTAATACCTGTAATAACATCTTCGTAACCTACCGTAGTATCGTAAGTAATGTCGGTTTCGTCGTAAAGCCCGTAGTTAAGAATGTAAAGGTTTTTCAACCCCCCTACCGCATCTTTACAAGGCTCAATTCTACCATGTGAAATATCGCAACTCATTTTATTTTAGTTTTAAAAGTTTAAAAAAAAGGGTGGCAGTTTTATCCACCACCCCGTTATATTTTAGTTATGTGGATTATCCGTAAACTACGATATCTTCGATAACTCCGTATTGCGCACCCGCTGCATATCGCATAATAACTCGTACATTGTCATCACCCAATGTGGCGGAGGTGTCTATTACTCTAACTTCTTGAGTGTCGCTCAAAAGTGAGCATCCAAAGTAAAGGTTAGAAGTAGTTGTAGCCATAGCGGTATCGTTAGCAAGTCCGTTAGCCATAAAGATTGGAATACCATTAAAGCTAAGGTTTCCGTTAGTGTACCACATAGTACCTTGTGCATTTATACCCGCGTTAGCAAGGGAACCTGAACCCGCAGTTCCAAAACCACCTAAAGCAGAAATATACGCTTTTACGAAGTTTTGAGAAAGGTAAATTTTCAAATCAGGCTTTCCGTACAAAGAAGCAGGAATAGCGTCTACAATAGCTTGTAATTCACCTACTACGTTCAAAGGAGTAATTGGAGAAGAAGGTACTAATTGACCCGCAGGCAATAAAGGGTCTACCAATGCGGTGGCGTACAACCCGTCAAATTGACCCGAAGTTGATGCAGAACCTTGCCAAATAGAAATTTCGTTAGCGGCTGCAACTTTTTCAGCAGCGTAAGCGATTAAATAATCAGCAAAAGATTTTGGTAAAGTGTCGAAAGAAGAGTAACCCATTTCGATAGATTGCCAAGTAGAATGGAACTCTTTTTTACAAAGTGTCATGTTTACTTGAAGGTCTTTAACTTCTAACACACGCTCGGTTAAGTTAACTGTTCCTGCGGTGTTATAGTCGCAAGTTGCATCCTGCAAAAAGTTAGTTGTCTCTAAACGTTGGATAACGCTTTTGAATTTTACGTTAGGCATAACGGTAACCCCTCCGCCTTCGATAGTTGGCGCGCTCAAAAGAGCCGCAGAAACGTACTTACCTGCCCACTGACCTGCGTACGTTGTTGTAATGTTTGGATTTGGCATTTTTTCTAATTTTTAGATTATTTATACATTTTGTTTAATACGGAATCCATTATTCCGCGTGGTGCTTTAGCGCCTATCTTAACGAAATCCGCTTTAGCTTCATTTTCAGGGTTAAACGCGATTGGTTCGGGTGTTTCGCTAAGTTCGGTCGCTTCGGTTGCAACTACGTTAACTTTGGAAAGTTTAGCCAATTCTGCTTTTAACAATTCGTTTTCTTCTTTAAGTTTTTCCATTTCGCTAAAGAACGTTTCTTTAACTATAGATTCAATAGTTTTCTTTGGAGCAGATACGGGTGCGCTCATTTCTTCTTCGGGCATAGGCTCGGTTACTTCCTCTTTGGTTTCTTCTTCTACCTCTTCTACTTCTTCCTCTTTTTCTTTAACCTCGGAAATAATACCTTCCTCTACTACTACCAAAATACGTCCGTCTTCTAGTTCGTATTCGCCAACGGGAACGGCAATTTTTTGCTCGTCTTCCGTTACGACAAAAACTTCTTTACCTGCTTCGAATGAATCCGCTTCGATTTTGGTTACTCCGTCCCCCATAAGCATTTGCTCTAACTTAATTTCTTTGCTAAGAAGGCTTTTAATGTGTTGTAAAAGTGTGCTATTTTTCATATTTATTTATTTAAGTTTTTCTATTTCAGAAACAAAACGAGCAAATAAAGAATTTGCATTTGATATTTGTTTTAGTTTTTCGTTAGCATATTTTAAGCCTGTTTCTAAATTAGCATTTATACCTAATTCTTTTGCTTTAACTTCAATCTGTTTTGCTTCTTGTATGGTTTCATTTATTATTTTCTCTAAATTTCTTAAAGCATTTTGAACTGAAGATACATTACCTTGAACTTTAGATATATCGGAAAACGGAAGACTAAAAGATTTTAATTTAGTATCTACTTCTTTAACAGTAGCTAATTCTACTTCGTGTTTAGCTAATTCGGTTTTATCCAATTCCAAGTTGGCTTGGATTTCGTCCGCTCGGTTTATCTTGTCTAAAATGTTTTTCATAACTTAATAACTTATTTGTTTTTTGGTTGTTGCATTTTTACGGCAAAGGATTCCAATTTGGCGCGGGTGGTTGTGGTGGTGTAACATCCCCTCCTATACCTTGGTTTTGTAGTTCGCCTGTACAACATTTACGCCTGTATTTTCCGTCTTTACATAGGCAGGCTCTTTTACCACTTGTACGGCTTGCCCTTGGTTTATTTCCGTTTTCATTCATCCTTGACCTTTATTTAGTTTAACGTAATTCTTTGAACTCTTTAGTTTGCTCGTTTTACTTTTGGCGTGTACGTTAGGACGCTTTACTTTCGGCTTTTGAACGTGGTTAGAAGTTGCAACTTGTTTAGCCATTAATATTTAGAAATTAAACTCCAATTATCTTGGTTTGATTTATCTAATTGATTAAGAAGATTACTTGCGTCTAAATATTCTTTGTAAATAGGTAAATCATTAATTGATATTCCTAATTCTTTTGCTTGAGCTGAAATCTTTTTAAAGAAATCGTTACTTTCTTTACGTTGTTTTTCATATTTAACTTTGTTTGCTTCGTAATTATTTTGTAATGCGTTTTTCAAATTAATAGCATCGTCAAACATTTTTTTAGCCTTTAAAGAATCATTTTTCATTTTATTAGATTCTCCTTCCTCTGATTTTATTTTAGCCACAATAGTTTTTAAATCGTCAACCAAAGCTAAACTTACTTGGTGGTTTTCTAATTCAATTTTTCCTAATTTGTTTAGGATAGTGTTTAAGTTACTCATTTTATTTTATGTTTAATAGATTTTTAAGTTCGTTTATTACTTCGATAGCTTCGGCTTCTTCTGCGCTCATTTCGAACTTATCCGCAAAGTAACCTTCGATAGAAAAGCCTTTTACTTTACCCTCTTTAACATCGTTCCAAATTTCCTCGTTATTTACTTTCATCGAAATCATCCAAGTTCCTTTAGGCAAGTCGAATCCGTATAGTTTGCTTTTGTCTTTTTCTTCGTCTTCGATTATCCAACTTTCTACAACGCTTAAACCTGTAACCTTTTTTTCGTGTTCGTAGGTTGCGTTATTTTGGTTTGAGTTGATTAAAAAAAGTTCGCTCGCTTTTCGAATCGTGTCGGAACTAAAGTAAATATAGTATTCTTCGTTCTTTGAATTTCTGCGGTAAATTTGTTTATTAGGCACTAAAGCCGCACCCATTAGAATTCTCTTTTCGGAATCAACTTCCTTTAATTCGATTTCGTGTTTTTTTAAGGCTACAAAGTTTTCCTCGATAGCGGGCGAATGTACAACGCTTACCGCGTCTATTCCGCTCTGCGGGTCTTCATCGTCTATAATGAGTTCAATAATTCTCATAACTTAATAATTTTAATTTCCTTAAAGTGTTGCGTTTTGTATTCTGTTTCTATCCAAACTCTGAGCGCTTGTTACTTCGCCACTAACTACGAATGCTTGCGTGGGTTGTTGTTGAAGTTGGGCTAATTGGTTTAGTCCGTTATTTCCTACAACATTAAAGTTAGGGGCTTGCATTCCCCCGCCTGCGGAAAGAGAACCACCACTAACACCGCCACCACCGCCACCACCACCCGAAGAACCTCCACCTTCGAATTTTTGAGCGCCAATTTTAGCGACATTAACTAAACCCGCTGCAACGGCTAACCCTGCTGCTATTCCCCCTCGAACGGGTGAACTTGGGTCGGGTAATGGCAAGAATTGCGAACCATAGGCTGCGGTTGCATTCATATAAGTGTCGATTAAGGCGCTTGCCATTTGAGCGGCTTTCTTTACCTTGAATGCTTTACGTGCGCTTTCTATTCCTTTTTTTCCGAATAAGTCGGTAAGGTCTTGAATAATGGTTAAGCCTTGTTTTGCAAAACCTACATTTCTTTCAAGTTCTGCGCGTTTACGCTCTTCGTTTTCTTTGTCGTACTTTTGATTAATAGCGGCTACCTCCCTTCCTCTCATTTCGGCTATCGTTTTTTCGGCATCCGCGTTACCTTTAGCCATACGCTCCATTTCGGCGTATTTTTCTGAAATCAAATAAAGTTCTTTGTCTTGAGCGGTTAAACTTGCTTGGTAGTTTTCTTCCTCCATTCGCTCGATTTCCATATCAAATGCTAACTTTCTTTGCTTTTCATCGTCTTGCATTTTCTTTTGAAAATCCTCCGCACGTTTTTTTACTTCGGCTTGGTACTTTTCGTCAATCGCTAATAAATCTTTGTTTAAAAGTTCCTTAGCGTTTTTTAAAATATCTTTTTCCTGTTGGGTTAATTTATTATAAGCGTTAATTTGTAATTCTTCCGTTAATTTATTGTAAGTTTCACGGCTTATTTTTCCTTCTTTGTATTGGTTATCTAAAGCGGTTTGTTCTTCCTTTGTACGTTCTTTTAAAAAGTTGTCGCGGTAGTCGTTAAATTGGTCTTCGCGTAATGCTTTTTCTTTTTCTATTCCGTCTTGCATTAACGCCAACCTTTGATTTTCTGCTTCTTCTTCTAATTTTGCAGCGTCTTCGTTTTGTTTTTGTAAGTTGCTTACGTAATCTTCGCGTTTTTTCTTAGCTGCTTCCCTCGCTTTTTCGGCGGCGGCTTGTGCTGCTTCTGCGGATTTCTTATTATTGTTTACTTCATTAATTAATAATTGGTTTTGTGCATCTTTGATTCCCTCGGTTAATTCAATGCGTTGTTTTTTTATATCTTCATATCTTTTAATTGATTCACTATCAGTACCTACCAATTTTTTTAAAGTGTTTACTGTTTGCTCGGAAGCCCGTATTTCTAACTCAATTTCTTTAAGTTTTTCCTTTTGATATTTAATCGATTCTTCAATTTTGAGTTTAGTTAGTTTTTTAGTATCCTTACCTTGCGCGTCCATTAAAGCAATTTCGCGCTCGTATTGTTTTTGGCTTGAGTTAAATTGCGCCTCCCTTGCGGCAGCTAATTCTTCACGTGCTTGTTTTTCTGCTTCTAAACGAGCCATTTCATTTTCGTGCGCTTCTTCGCCTGCAAAATCAGTAAAGCCTAAAAAGTCACCAATCGCTTTTAAAGATTCGATAACGGGTTGTAGCGCATCTAACAACAAATCAAAGTTTGCGATTAGTAACCCAACCGCTACAATTATAGCACCTATTCCCGTACTAATTAAAGCAGCACGAAAAGCCTTTAACGCTCCACTTCCTGCGCCCACTACAAAATTATAGGCAGTTTGAACTCCCGTTAAAACTTTTTGCGCCAACGAAGTTTCTTTAATTCGACTATATAGGTTTTTCATCGAACGCCCCGCATCTTCTAAACCTTCTAAACCCTGCGCCAAAGCCATTGCGCTTTGCACTTTAAGCATTGTTTTTTGAACGTTTTCCGATTCTACACCGACTAAACCTAACCCGCCTTCGATAGCGCTAAAACCACTTGCGACCGCGGACATTGCTTTACCCATAGCGATAAAAGTACCTTCGCCCTTGTACGATTGTAGTAAATCGTTAGTATCTTCGATTTGGTCTTTCAATTCAGCGGCTCGTTTGGCTGCCTGTGCGGCTTCGGTAGACGTTTCCCCGTAAGCTGCCGCTATGTTTTGCAATTCTACAACCGCTTCTTTATACTGTTGTTTAAGCGTTTTAGTATTGTCTTTTATTTCGAGTTCAATCGTTCTTTTTTCTGCCATTTCTCTTTACTTTTATTTCGCGCATTCCTTGTTTCCAAAGCCCTTTAATGTCGTTATGTAGTTTATATTTCCCCTTTGCGATTTCGATAAATTCGTGTTTTCCTACGAACTCATCTACTTGTAATAATCCAATAATTTGTTTTATGTAACTCATCTTATAATTATAATTTGTCCGTTAAGTATTTCTCCGTTTGCGTATTCGTATTCAATGTCGATAAAAATAACATCGTTTCGCGATTCGGTTTCTAAGGTGTATCCGTCTTCTGTTATTCTTACTTCGCTTTCCTCGGTTATCCGTGTAGCGGTATCTAAAGTCGGTAGGGTTATTTCTACGCTTCTATCTTCCGTTATTTCGTCGGGTGTTATGACTACGTCCGAATTTGTAGAAGTAAATCTAACCGAAGCCACAGAACCCGTTTTCGAAGTTACGTTAGGTAACGTAATAGGAACTACTACTACGTCTTTGTCGGGTGGTGGTTGCAAAATATAAACGGGGTTAACGGGCATAAAATCGTTAAGTAATTCGAACTCCGTTACGCCTGTAACTAAATTCGTTTTCATTTGATTTATTAAATACCTTTTATCCCTAATTATTACCCTATCGTTTAATTGGATTCCTGTAAGAATTGAAACGGGTAAATTAGCTTTTACCGTTGGTAGCCTGTTTTTAGGGTTAAATAAGTTAGCTAAATACGGAAAATAATACGTTGCGAAAATACTTTGTTGTATAGGAGTAAGCCAATAAGAAGAAGTTTCGGGCGCAAAGTTTAACGAGTATTTAATTCCGTTATTTGTTAAATCCTGCCCGAACATTGTATAATCTAAATTCGTAAAGTGGTTAGTTCCATCCGTATAATGTACGTGCGTTGCTAGCGTAACACCTCCGTATTTGTACAATAATAAAGGCTTAGGAATATTAGGCGAAAACGAACTGTCTAACGAGTATCCAACCTGCAAGTTCGTACCCGTAAATTTGTTAAATAGCATATTTTCAAACGGAACTTCTAAAGTAAATTCGCCCCCATCGTACGGGTATTGGTATTCCGTGTTCCCCCATTCTTTTAAGCCAACTTCAAAATATTTTTTATTCATAAAATTTTCCGAAGGCTGAAACTTAAAACCTATTTTTTTGTAAAGTTTTACGCGGTCTATTCCTATTTCGTCTTTATCCGTAAATTCGGTTATGTCTATTACCGCTCCTGCTCCGTACCAATCGGCTAAAGGAACTATATTAAATGT